GTAAATATTGTGTATATACCAAGCCATCCATAATACATCTATCCAATAGAGCAGATCCTTTAATATGGTGGTTGTGTAGGTGTTCATTTAGTATAAAGAGCTGAGTAATATCTCCTCCGGCTTCATTTATATTAACATTACGTTCACGAGCTACTTTCCGGGTAACCTCCTTTACACAGTGATATTTACGGAACCGGACCTTATGACAGCACTCTTGGAGGAGAGTGGATTTTCCGGATGATTGTGCTCCTGTAAATGATATTAACATTTAAGTCTTTCCTCTAAAAGCTCGACCCACATATCTTCTGCCATCATATGCAGAGCCTCGGTCAACGAAGCCTCTCCGGAATAGGAATTACCACAGCTTCTCTCCATAACGGTAAGCCCGCTATCGACTAGTGGAGAGCATTTATGTATCACACAACCAACCTTACTGTATTCCTTCGTTCCACCTCTATGCGTCGCGTCATTCTCAAATACTCTCTTTTGTGGATCTTTACCTTTTAGTTCAGGGTATTCAGTTATAAGACCTGGATGTAAATTAAGAATATTATATTCGTTACATATTTTTTCTGGGATAATTCGCATCCATCCATGTAAAGTTACTAGATCTGCGTCCTCTAAGAGTTGCCGGTAGCTTGTAAGTGTCGGTTTCGAGTCAGTATAGCAGATCTCTCTTCTTTTTACCTTTTTATTGATACTCTTATTATCCGGGGCTTGGTTAGTTATAATACAGTTTGGCCATCTCCCTAAGCGAGATGAAATATTAGCTACTTCTGAACCTGTATGGCTAAATAGTGCGATCCAATTCATACTCATCGTCTCAATATTTTCTTGAACATCTTAGTATTATACTCGATGTTTTCGAGTTCTTTTTTTGTTATATTATGATCAATCATATCTGCTAGAAGCGTTTTTGGTTTATGTGTTAATCCAAACTCATCATTATATCTCAAATTATGCATTGCAGCGATGATTGGGTTTGATGTATCAACACTTTTAATATTGTAAATGTCATTATCAATATAATATCTGAACTCTCTCGCTAAACTGCAACCTAATAAATGATGAGGTTTTTGCCATTCCCAAATACCTCTGTCGATCAATTGAGATATAAACCTCTGTCGACCGGAGGCGAATTGTTCTAGGTTAGTAAATCCTTCCCCGGTTATATTATAGTATGAATAATCGAAGCTGATAGCAATCATATCAGCGCACTCTGCCATAAGCTTATAACAGTCATGTAATTCTTGCCATGTTCGGCCTTGAACAACACCCATTGTTCGGCAATCCGGGAAACGAGGGTGATATTTATCCTCCCAGTCAATCCAGTGCTCCATGGTCCCGGGAGCATCTTCAAGTACATCAGGTACAATATACAGATTAGGTTGTAGCTTTTCAATCCACTTGCTATATTTATCAGGATCGAAGCTCTTTCCTAATTCAAATATACTATTATCGAGATAGACTTCCTTGCCTAAGAGCTTTGCTTCTTTAAAAAAATTAAAATATGTATCGTGTGTCTCGAATAAATGTACAAGAGCATAACAATAATCGTTGTATTCGAGAGATGATTTTAATATCGATATCGGACTTTCGTGGGAAACTTCTATTAGCATATATATATTATACGCTATGTTTCAGTGAAAATCAATCAATATAATGCAACAACCGAGGCACTGGATCCGGAGATCGTAATAGGGTATATCTGACCACTGGTGACCGGGAGCGACACTGCTTTTCCTGTAGGGCAACGATTAACGACATCACCGCCATCAAAGTGAGGATCGCCTATATCTTCAACATTAGGTAGATACGCTTGGATAACTCCGGTGGATTGCGCGAGGAACGCCCGGCAAGGCCGGAAGCGCCCTGATCCTATATCAGTACCACCGGTTAAAGTCGCTCCGCTAGTTGTGGCGCCGGCGATGGTATGAACTAGAACAAAAGTATTACCGGCGGAACCGCATTTACGTGAGGTAAAATTAATTTTTGTTGAATGTCGCTCGATTGTTACATATACTTCATTAGTAATAATACGATTTCGCTGTTTTATACATGCATGAAGGTTTTCGGCAGCTTCTTGAGCAGTTGAACCTATATGCACTCTATTAGAAAGCTTCGTAGAATTAGAAATCCTAGACGCTGACCATGCTTCATTAGAATCGCTGAATGTAAACACTTCAGTCCCTATGGTAGCTGTATCATTAACAGCTGGTACAGCAGAAAAATCTAACCATCCGGTTGCTTTTGTTGGGTCAGTTAATGCACCACCTCCAACGACTTCTGCGTCAGTATATCCGCCTGTTTCTATTCTCATACAAATATTTATTCTCAGACAAAGAAAGCTCCTAGTTTCCTAGGAGCTTAAATTAAAAAAAACGACTCTTCAGCATCACCTGGAAGAGTCGAAAAAAGTTTTTATCGTCGTATATATCATTTCAACGACTATTTACCGATTAGGATCAGCCGTATACGCTACCTACAGGCATGTATACACTCTGGTTACCAGGTGTAAAGGACGTGCCAAGGTTACGTACCACAATTACGTGGTAATACAACGCAGCTCCAAAGATGTTATCAACAACACCATAACGGGTTAACAGACCCACGCGAGGCGAGAAGTCGTTAGGACCGATAGTGCGTTGAACCATGATTGGAATGTACGGGCAATAAACAATACCAGTGTCGTAGAATTCGGGACCTTTGTAACCAAGTAGAGCGTACTCTACTCGTGTTGCGCGGGTTACCTGTCCACCTACTGAACCGGGAGTGTCATTGTCAGGCGTACCTGCATTACCTTCGTATTGTGCTTCTGTACGTGTATCGCGATATACGTTAAAACGACCGCCGAGATTACCAACACGAGCAATTCCTACAGGCTGCGTGTTAACGTTACCTTGAACTTGCATCCACTGAAATTCAGGGAGCATTTCGAGGATTGCGCAAACACGAGGTGTTGCAACAATAAAGTTGGCAGCACCACGTCTGTTACGAATAGCAATTCGATTGGCTTCGACAATAATTTTGGCGTAAAGGTCACGATTACGTTCAGCTAACCACCGAGCGTCCGCGCTAACTGGGGACCATGTGCTGAAACCAGCGTCTGGGCCTGCATTAAGTGCGACTTGGATCATCCTCATGATCATTTCACGGTCGATTTCGGCCTGAATTTCGTACGACATAGCGTTCGTTAATTCAGTATCGATATCAATACCATTCATGTTCTTGAGGTCTTGTTCCAATTCGACACTCCAGCGAGCGGCGAGCCTACGAGTACCTGCTTCTACTGCAGTCTTCTCGAAGGAAACAACCATTTGAGGGATTTTTCCGGTTAACTCAAATTCGCTAAGTAACTTAGCAACACCTTGGTCCTGATCCGCCATGGGGAAAATCCCAGCATGAGGGGCAGCAGCACCAGATAGCTCTTGAGTTGAAACACCGGTAAATCGAGTATCAAGGTAATTGTATCCTACTTCTTGACCTTGAGATGAATTGCCGGGATCGTTCTGGGTGTTGTGAGGACCGAGGGCGCCATGGCCATCGATTCCATCTCCACCCAAGCTTTCCTGTTCGTATTTGTAGCGTAAAGCAAATGCCAATCCAACAGGACCGGACATGGGCTGAACACCAACAATTTCGTTAGTAATAAGCTCAGGGAACGTACGACGAATCATCGGGATCAAGATCTTGGGAAGACGTGCATCACCAGAAGCGTAGTTGTCACCAGTCTGATTAGGACGGTTTAACGCTGCTCCACTGTTTGAGCTACCACCGAAAACAGATCCACCACCTGCAGAATTGTCCGCCTCTGTCAAGCACCAGTTTTCCTGATTCTCGAGCAAAATAGCGGTATTCAACCGGGTGTGGTCATCATCAATAGCTGCAACATTGTCAGACGAATAGTCTAACACAGGGTTCCACTTCTCAAGCAAAGCTGAGGCGCGGGACTCATCGATATACGATTGTGCGGGTCTTACTTTAGACATAATTTATGATTCTCCTTGTACCATACTCAGGTTATTAAATAACCTCATCAATTAAAATTTGTTAAGCTCGTTCATGTATACAGAGCCTAATCCGGGAGCGAAGTTTTCTTCACTATCTACAGATTCTTCAATTACAGGCTCTTCAGCAATAGATGCTTCAGATACAATAGCCGGAATAGGAGCGCTTTCCTGTACCAGTTTAGGACTCGGAGGACGGTCAACTGATGTCTTCGACTCTTGAGCTTCTTGTTTGAATTTTTCTAGTCTTTCTTCTTCTGTCTTTTCAAGAAGGTTTAATGTATAATCGTAATTCTCGTTAATAAAGCCAGGTGTCTTGTTTCCTAAGACCTTAAACATATACCGTTTCTTATTTTCTGGTAAGTCTTGTGTCTTTTCTTCGAGAATTAATTTCGATTTAGCTTTATTAAGCTCTTGAGATAAAGCGGCGTTTTTCTCTTCAAGCATTTTGGCTTGAAGTGAAGTCTCTTCAATTTGCTTCTTACCATCAACAACAGCATCTCTGATAGAATTTGTAGCCATGGCTCTATCAACGGATAATTTCTTACGCATTTCCTGCAACACATTTACAGCATGAGTATTTTCCATCGCTTGTTTAATAGCGGCTTGAGGAATTGTTTCTTCTAAATATAAGTCCAAATAGTTACTTACACCATCTATGACTTCCTCTTTAAATTCACCGGCTTCTTCGTTAAGTGTATTATTAAATTTTTCAGCAACTACTTTTAATTTTTGCCCGTGGTTAGCATCAATGGCAGAAACCATATGTTTAAGCTTCTTTGTATGGTCAGCGTCGATAGCTTCTAAAAGCTTCTCTAACTTCACGGCGTGCTCTTCGTCCTGTTCAACTAAGGCCTTCTCAACATGAAGTTGAACCTTGTCGTCAACGGCTTGATTAAAGCTCTCTTCAATGCTCTGTAAGGTGTCTTCTGTTAAAAGATCCTTAGTAGCTTCTTTAAGTTGTTCTGTGATGGTGTTGCTCATTGTTTTTTAAATTTTAAATTCTTATATTTTGCCATTTTGTTAGCTAACTTCATATTTACCGTTTGCTTTAAATATTTATCCGCCGCGGCGTAATTTTTCTCAGATAAGCACTTGAGAAAGTTGGATATGGATTTTTGCTGTTTATGGTCCGTAGTCATATTATACAATTATTTATTGTTTAGATTTAATTTTATTCAAGAAATCTGTTATCTGTTCTTTTAAATACCCTTCAATATCTTTTTTTGGTAAGGTTTCGATGGATTCTTGAAAACTATCATATAACTCACAAAACGATCCATCCTCACTACATACCCATTTTTTACTTTCTAATATACCGTTTACAAATGCTTTTGGATAGCTCGGATCTGCCACACAATCAATCGCAACTAAACGCATATCTTGCACAATGTGTGTATCGCCTTGCCCTTCTAGTTTTCCTAAGGATCTAGAGGACATTCCTAATGAACAACCATCTCTAATAAGAGACTGTACTATCAACCCGGTTGGTGTACTTAATACTTTCGATTTACCAAAGAAGACATTACCATCCTGTTCTAAATTGACAACCATATGACAAGCGCGCTCTAAGTCAACCTCAGCACTAGTTGGGTGATTGAGCTCGCCCATTGCTCTCTTTTTATCTATCATCTCTTCTTTATATCGAGAGACTTCCCGGATCATTTCTTCTTTTGGATATACTCTGTGGTTTTTATTCTCAACATTACATACCATATAAGGTCCTGTAATATACATAGATCCTTTATCTTTACTATTCTTTTCTTCAATTATAAACTGGAAGTCGTTTGTATCCGGCTTTTCGATTAATAGGCTAAAGTTATCGCTCATCATAGTTATTTATTATTTAGTCCTAGATCTTCTCGGTATCTAGAGGGCTTTATTAGTTAACAAGGATTAGTTTTATGTAAACAAATGTTCCTCAGTTAAGATTTGAAACTTATATCCTTTTTTGTCGCACCATTTTTTAGCAGCTTCCCACTTGGCTATATTTTTTATATACGTCATATTTTCATATAAAATAGTTGATTGTTTTTTATTACCGTGTGGCTTGGGAGGTTGAGTTTGTTTTTTCGGTTTAATTTCGATCAAGTATTTATCCACTCTATCACCTACTCTTAACTTTACAACATTATCAACCATGTAACGATGTACTTTTTTATCTAATGGATTTACATACGGTACAATAATTGACTCACTCGTCCATTCTAGGACGTCAGGATTACTATCACACCATTTAAAAAACTTTAATTCCCAGCTGCTCAAATATCTAGGAGTGCCGCGGCCTTTATATTTGTGCTTATTGACCGGTGTATACAGACCTTGCTTATATGGTGTATACTTCTTTTTTCTTTTCATTTTTTCTTTCCGAGATATTCTTCAGCATGGCCTTCGAGGACTAGCATTTGGTTAACGCTACAATTAGTGTTAAATATCTCTCCGAGAACACGACCATATTTCCCTAGGCCGTGACATTTTAATACTAATATTTTTTCTGATTTTCCAAATCCCATAGGATTATCTGAAGGACTCTCTTCACATAACTCAATTAACCGAGCTTTAGCGGCTAAACCTCTTTTCTTCTCTTCTTTGTTTCTAGTTCTTGTTTCTGGTGTATTGATGCCGTACAGCCTAATACGTTTCTTAACATATATATGGAATCCTAAGTCTAGTATAACATCAATTGTATCACCATCTATGAACTTCACTATCTCTTTAATAGTATAAGTATATGCTGGTTCTTTAGCCATATATTACCCGACAAAGAATTTAGGTGGAGGAGCATCTCCGAGACCTGGTGTACCGTCATATAAAGCTTGTTCCAGCTTTTCCTTATCATTCATACCCTCACCTAATACATCAGCATTAGGAGAACCGCCACCAAATAAAGCTGTACCGGTATACTTTCCTCGTATACGGCCTAAATTAATCTTTGTTAATGCTAAGGCGTATTGATGTACCCATTGTTCTTTAACTAATTGTCGGAGCGGTTTTTCTACATAACATCCTATCAATCCATAAAATCTATGGGTATGTTGCCGGCGCGCGGGGTCTGGAGTTAAATATAACCTCTGTTGATAGTCATTAAAATGAAAATGATAATCTTGTGATAATAGTTTTGATCGTACATCTAGCCAGTTTTTCATAACATGCCAGCTAACTAAATCAAATCCGTACTTACCTAAGGCATAACTGAAATACGTCTGCTGAGCCATTGTCTGCTCTAATGTAAATAATGTATTAATACCAGTAGAGGAACCTTCTTCAAATGCGAAGACGTCAACAACTTTTCTATGATCATCAATATCATAATCATATGATGCTTTTTCGTTTGGTTCTATTTCTCCGGAAAGTGCCGGTGTTATAGAAAATAGCTTATCTATTCTAATACCTTGTCCCGGGTCACATAACATTGAATCAAATAATAAATATTCTTCTGTATATCCGGCGAATTTCGTAAACATTTCACATGCTATAGCTATATTGTCTAGTACTTGATTACTATGTACCTCAATGTTGATTTGCGGATATCCTAATGCCATAGCTATCCGCTCTGCTAATGCATTAGCACTTTTTATTTTAGGATTTAAATTAGTACTATAATACTCTGCAGGATCGTCGCCGGAAACCGGATTTGATATATGACAGCCAATATCTCTCATATAAGTATTTAATCAAATGCGCTTTATTCCGGAAGCGCAGAGGCATCACCAGTCGGAACATCAGCGGGTGCAGCCCCCGGATCTCCCTCAACGCCAGGTACCGGTCCTCCAGAAGCTGGAGGCATATCGCCTCCCATCCCGGGGTCACCCATGGGCATTCCCATTCCGCCTCCACCCATTGGCATTCCTTCAGCCGGTTGCGCTTGACCTTGAAGTGCTTCTCTCCAATTAGGTCCCATTGCTTCAATCTGAGCTAATTCCCAAGCCAGTTCCTTATCCTTACGTAACCATGTTCGGTTACGCTTTATCTCTACATCTGACCAATCTAAATATTTCTTCATACAATATGTTTGCGATACTCCTTCAGCTTGTGATAGAGTGCTAAAGTTATTAGCTTTTAAATCAAACACTTGTTGCTCTCTCAATGCAAAGAAGCTAGAAGGTACATTGAACTGTACATCGAAATGAGATTCTTTCAATTTATACAATTCCCATAACCCTTTTAATTTTAAGTGGGTAATCAACATTTCTTTTAAACCGGAGGCGAATTTTTGCTGTAAACGAATAAGGAACCTCGCGAACTTCAGCTCTTCCCGGAGCATATTTGGCCCATCATTGTATGTGGATTCGTCTTCAATCCTCCCAACCGGTACTCTTAATGATTTATATAATTTACGCACAAAATATGTCAAGTCTTCAATTGAGTCAAAAGACTGTCCTTTCTGTAATGTATCAACTCTTGAACCTTCTGAACCTGCTCTTTTAGCAAACCAGAAGCTATCGAGCATTGATTGTGGATCATATACATTAACTGCCGATCCCTGATTAGCGTCATATGTTTTTCGTGACCAATAATTGTGCATCAATTTACGGAGATACGCTTCGGCTTTTGGTGGGGACAAATTACCAACATCAACATTAAAAACTAAGCGCTCTGGTGAGCGAACCAGTCTGTGTACAACAACGGCATCCTCCATCATCGTTAACTGTCTATAAGACCGGCGACAATTTTCAATGAAAGGGAGTCTCATGGTTTTATCCTCATTCCATATACCACTATGGATATAGGTAATTTGGTGCTTATCCATTGGGATATAGTCATACTCCTCAACAGAATTTGTTTTTGGGTTTATTATAGGTCTTCGAAGCAGGTATCCTTTAATAATTAAATTTTGAACGTTATCATATATAGGGTCAATTAACTCTGTTGGTATATCAATCGCTCCTAAGACGCCGGCGTCTTTATGCTTTTCGTGTATAATATGCTCGAAGTATAGCTCACCATCAACTAATAAGTGCCGGAAGTATTCCCATCCTTTTTCTTCAAATTTATAATAATCAGCTAACTTAGCAAATTCTTTCTTAATCTCATTGGTCGCTGTAGCGGTGTGCTCATCATCTGTACGGAACGATAACTTTACTACCTGATTTGTTTCATCGTCAACAATAACACCGTCACAAATCTCATCTAAAGCATCCGCGACTTCGGCATAAGCGGCCATAACTCTATAATCCATGAGACGCTTTCCTTTGTCAACATCAACATTAGCATACATGAACTCATGATAATTCTTGTCGATAGCAATGGAACTGGCTGGTCCTCCTTCTTCTTGAGGTAGCTGTGTTCGCGAAACACTATGTTTTTGTAATAGATCATCTCTTCGTGTACCTGTATTATAAAACAGTCTATATTTTGGGTTTAATTCAGTTACATCATCTATTGCGGTTCCAGGGCCAGAATTATATGGAAGCTTTGATGCAATTAGTTGCATCAATCCTCTCCCGGATTCACCGCCATTGCCTCTACCGAGACCAGTATTAGGTATTGCCATACTATTATTTAGTATGTTAAATTAAAAAATACAATGTTTTAATTAGGATAGATTCCAGAGCGGGTAACTAGCATTTGGATTTGATACCGCGGACATGCCCAGGTTACTATTATAATTACCGTTACTATGGCCAGCATATTCTGATACTAAGTACCCAGCGGCATTATAAACGTGAGAATATGTCGTATTATTACCGGTCCATGAACCTTGACCGGCGTGTATTTTTCCTACCATACCATACCCTCTAGCTTCACCCTTGCGTAACAACCAAAGCTGGACTGTCCATTCAGAATTATTATCAAAACCTAATGCTGAACCGGATGCGACGGTCGGAATAACTAGAGACGACCGTGGTCGGTTACCAACGACAGTAGTACTAGTACCAGTGCTACCTTTCAAAGCGGTCATAGCTGCATTCTTATCAGCTGCGGTTTCTCCGGGGACGGATCCAAGTTCTGGTACCCAACAAGGTGTATAAGCATGAGGGCTTACAATACCTCCTGGTTGAGTATATTGATTTACTCCGGAAGCATTATATATTCGAATTTTCGCATCTCCTCCGGCGCCTAAATTGTTGAGATTCCCGGAGGTTGTCCCTGCAGCACTATTTCCGGTTGAAGTTACAGGATTAGGAAATTCAAGACAGTAATGCAAGTCTGTCTTAAAGTCGTTAGTCCAATTCGCGTATTTGACGCCATGGCCGGAATTGTATGTGTCTCTAATTTCTTGCGGAGATAGCGGACGTTGCCATACGCATGGCTGATCAATTTTTCCATTCCAGCAATAATCATTTTGCCAGCTAGAGCTTTTGAGTGCACCTATTAGTGCCATTGATTCACCTCCACCAACTTCGGCTTGTGCTAAGGTCGCGACCGGGACTCCATTGACGTATGTAGTAACAGTATTCTGTGACCGTACCATTGCCATATGGTACCATTCATTATCGCTAAACTCTGTAAATGGTCCGGATGCTGATGATTTTGTTGCGCCTGAGTTAAAGTATAGTGTTGTCCTTAATTGACCGGCGAGCGCACTGGATGAAATTGCGGATTGACCTTGCAATGCTCCACTAGCTAAACCATCTGGTGCAGTTGGTGTTGTACCGGTGCCGTCCTCTCTCCACTCACCGGTCTTATCAAATGGTGTATTTGTATAAATCCATGTACTACCATCCCAATATACAAACCAACCGTTACCGTTTGAATACGTCGCGCGACCATTTTCAGTCTTGTTCTCACTAACACATGTTGCTGTACCGACATCTGACCAACTAGCCGATCCGCCGTTCAAGCAACCATTGTTTCCAGGAACACAAGCGAAACAGTCAGGAGTAGGAGTTGTATTACATCCTCCTAACCAATTTGCCGGGGCTTCGTTCGAATAAGCGACATCAGTTAAAATCCACATTCCTGGGTTATGAGTAGGATCATTAGGAGCTGTTTGAATATCGTTCCAATAGATAAAATAATCTGTTGAGCCTGGTTTATAATAACTTAATCTACTACCAGTACCTGGGATAGATCTCTTTGAAGGTGCATAATAGCCATTAGCTCCTGCCGCGGCCCCATACAGTCCGGAAATTGTTACTCCGTTCAATGTAGCGTAACCACCGTTTGCATCTCCGACCGTATTACCCGGTATACCAGAATCTAATGTATTATCAGTTGTTGTACCGGTTTCCGATTCCATCGAACCGGTACTGCTACCATTACTAGGATTAAACCCAGGTGCTTCAGGTGTTACATTTGGATCAGTTCCGTTTGCCATCCAATTTCCGGTTCGGCTACCAGGTGTATCAGTGATAACCCATTTGCCTAATTCTGTATCGTAGTAAATCTGACAACCGGTGCTACTATTAAATGTCC